TGTGGGTATTAATATCCCTAGGATTTTTAATTTGGTTCTTATTGAACCCGGGAAAAGTTTTGTCCGCGTTATTCAAAGTATTGGACGGGGCATAAGAAAAGCCGAAGACAAAGACCATGTGCAGATCTGGGACATAACTTCGACCTGCAAGTTTGCCAAACGTCACTTGACCAAACGCAAACAATTTTATAAAGAAGCCAACTATCCATTTTCAGCAGAGAAACTGGACTGGATGAAAATCGCTTGACTTCTTATCACAAATACTGTATTATAACAACATGCGAATCCTTACATTAGACAATACCTATTACGATTTAAACCACTTGCCCGAAGAAGTAGATGACATGCGTTTTGCTATATTGGATAACTCTAATCCAGCAGAACCAGACTATCATTTTATCCCACTTATCTTTTTGGAGAGCTTCAATGCACCTGCTCTGGTCTTGAGAATAGGTAAGACAACAATCAAGATGCCCATGGACTGGCAGATACTAATAGGCGAGCCTGATATCGGTGACCTTGAAGTTCTACCGTTAACCAGCATTAACGATCGTGGGTTTAGGGTGTTTCAGTTTAATCCCTTAAGCAGTTATAGGCCCAGTTTTCCTGATATAGAGATACTAGATGTGTATCATGAAGTAAACTGGTATGCACCCAAACTCAAGAACGGTCAGATGTTGGCCGTGCCCTTGAACGATGATGCAGAACCTGACTGTGTTTACTTTGTGAAAGACGTCAGTCGCAACTGTGAGATTGTTGACTACACCAAGGCCTGGTAATATGCCCTATACTGAACCTGAAATATTTGAAATAATTAATCGTTTGTCCCGAGTATACTTGGAAAGTTACCCGGACGATCGAGAGGGGCTTGAACGTTTTTTACGTTGGGCACATTTGCAGTATGGCTACAAGTATGGGCAGTCTTAAACCAGGTGCCACATACGTTTACGAAAGTCCAGATGGAGGAGAAACTGTGTATGCTCGCGAAGCAGGTTCTACGGAGCGTCACATGATTGGGCAAAGCATAAAGGCTGCAGGCCTAGTAAAAGACCTTGAACAAGACCGTTTGTGGGGCAACATTCGTCGAGCCGCCAAAACCAATACCACTTTACAAGACGCCTTGAACCGTGCTATAATGATTTATAATTTAAGCAAACATGAGTGAAAAACTAACCATTGCCAATGAGATGAGGCAGTTCGATCGCAAGAACAGAAATTTCTACGACGAGCTTACCGACGAAGAAAAGAAAAAGTTTTCAACCTATCTCATGATACGTTGGGGATCGGCTGTGCAAGGTTCCCGTGATCTAGAAGAATACTACATACTGTCCACTAACGAAAGACTCAACACACACTTTTTTGATGTGGGTAAGCATCCAAAACTACAATGGCTCATGGCCACAACAGTAAGTCCGGGAGTGGAAATATTAAACGAACATGGCGGTATGCCTAGACATCCATGGATTGCTCCCAAGAAAAAAGAAGCAGGGCTTAGTGCCAAGCGCAAAGCATTAATGGTTATCTATCCACACTACAAAGATGATGAGATAGATGTAATGGCCGAAATAACCACCCAAAAAGAAATTGACGAATACAATCGTCTAGCAGGCAATGTCAAGAAATGACATTCACGTGCGAATACTGCAAGAAGACTTTTGCTAGAGAAACCAGCATAGCAGTTCACATGTGTGAACCCAAACGCAGGAGACTAAACAAAGATGAACCCGGTGTGCGCATGGGTTTTCAAGCATACATCAAGTTTTATGAAACCATGCAAGGGTCTGCCAGGAACAAAACACACGATGATTTTTGTGAGAGTGCATACTACCGAGCCTTTGTAAAGTTTGGACACTATTGCGTAAACACACGAGTTGTTGCACCGGATCGTTTTATGACGTGGTTGTTGAAAGAACAAAAGAAGATAGATCACTGGTGTAGCGATCGAATCTATACAGAATATCTAATGCAGTATCTCTTGGTGGAAGCAGTGAACGATGCACTGGCTCGTGCCATAGAATACAGCATGCGTTGGTCTGAAGAAACAGGCAATCCCGCTCATGATTGGTTGCGGTATGGTAACACTCATGCATTGTGTTATGCTGTCACAGCAGGACGTGTAAGTCCTTGGGTGATTTACAATAGTGAATCGGGACAAAAGTTCTTGAGTGAGTTGTCGGCACAACAGGTTGCAATAGTTTGGCCCTATATTGATAGTGACGCTTGGCAGAAAAAGTTCCATGATTACCCAGCGGATCAAGAGTATGCCAAGGAAATTTTAAAGCAAGCAGGATGGTAATGAGCGCAGATATTGATATTGACTTTGCTAACAGAGATAATGTACTGAAATTAATTCAGCACACGCCTGCACGACAAAGCAATGGACGGAAACACAATTCGGGTGTATATGTAACCAACATACCACGTGATCCATTTAATAATTGTGCGGCCCTGGATTACGAAACAGCAGAACAACGTGGATACTTTAAACTGGACTTCTTGAACATGAGTGTTTACGGACTGGTTCAAGATCCTGCACACTATCAACAGATGCTAGATCAAACACCACCTTGGGAACGACTGTGGACTGATCGTGAATGGGCACAACAACTAGTACACGTGGGCAACTACACAGATTTACTAAAGGCAATGCGGCCAGATAGCATACCCAGGATGGCTGCCTTCATATCTATCATACGTCCGGGCAAAGCACATTTACAAACACGCCCTTGGCCAGAAGTATTTGAGAGTGTGTGGGATGGAGATGAATCACAAGGATTTGTGTTCAAACACAGTCATGCAATTTCTTATGCGGCATTGGTAGCACTACACATGAATTTGATTAGTCAAGACGTCGCACAAGTGTAATTGATTTTCTCTTGCCTTTTTTGCGGGCAATGTCCAACAAACTGCAAGCAGGGCCATGTAAGATTTCTAAATCTTTGTTGACAAAAGTACGTAGGGTGGGACGGAATTTTTCCCAGTCTCGACGCAGGAATATGTTGATGGGGATTGATCTATTGCTCTCCCACCACCAGGTTGACGCTAGTTCTAAAAACTCCATCTTGAGCTCCTGTGTTTGTACAACACCAAAGTCATAAATGGTGGTCACAATATCATCCCTGTTTTGTACAACACCCACATATTCTGCGTTGGCGTACATGCACAGCGTTATAAACGGATATTTTTCAGTTAATTTTTCAAAGATATTGTTTCCCATCGCGGTTATTTATGGGTTGCTAATTTTGGACAAACTAAATATAAGATGTATTCCACCACCGCTTATCTTTATCAACAAATCGTCCGTGTACTGCTAGTAGACACCAGCGGCGGATACTTTACTCAGAGGTATGACCCAGTGTACGCAAAACAACTAACAATCAACAAGGGAGTAGACAATGTGTTACTCTTTGAATTTATAAACCAGGACCAGAAACCTGTGAACATTGCAGGATCCAGCTTTGTTTTCCGAGTGGTAAATCAAACCGGAGACGAGTTATTGATTACCAAAGACATGGAAATTCTAAGCTCTGCCTTGGGCAGAGTTAAAGTTGTACTTGACTCAGCGGATACTATTGATATCCAAGCACAGCCTGCCAGTTACAGTATACAAAGATCAGCAGGAAACTACGTACAAGCGGTATACACAGATGCTAATTCACAGGCAAGAGCAGATTGTAATATTGTGGATAGTGTATTTCCGCAACACATACCAGCCAGGGAATGTACTGTGCCTGACATGTATGGCAAGATCAACTTCATGGGCACAGCACCCACACAATGGCCGGACTGGGCACTTACTCCACAACCTATCAATGCTATCCAACAAACAGAATTCTTTTCAAGTTTCATGCCCACAAACGGTGCAAGTTTGACCACAGTCAAATATGACATAGTGGGATTTACTGGCACAGTCAAAGTACAGGCCGCACAAAACTATGAATCAGTTTGGTATGATGTTACTGAGTCTAGACAATATCTTTGTGAAACCATAAGTGATTATATCAATGTTGTGGGATTCCATCCGCTGTTGAGATTGGGATTAAACAACTCAATTGGATTTGGAGCATCTGGCAACGTTACTGTGGTCAATGGATCAGTGACGGGCATCACTGTTCAAAATCCCGGATACAATTATGTGGCACCACCTTACATCCAAATTTTGGGCAATGGCTCGGGAGCTGAAGCAACATGTACTCTTGGCAGTACCGGAGTTGGTGCGGTCACAATAGTCAATGGCGGTTCAGGTTACTTACCAATCCAATTTGGCAGTAGCGTATCAGCAACGGCGGTATTCACAAACGGCAAGATAGAAAACGTTCAATATCGTTGATTTAGTACAGTAAATCTGTTATACTGTACAGATGCTTGACATCCTTGCTTATCTACCTGCAAAAAGAAAATCCACACCTGGTGGATGGTTGAGCTTCAACGCAGTATGTTGCACCCACAATGGCAACACACAGGACCGTCGTCAACGTGGCGGAATCAAACAAACTGAACAGGGATGGAGTTATCACTGTTTCAATTGCTCATACACAGCCAGTTTTATCCTTGGCCGGAATCTTTCCTTTAAGGCCCGCAGGCTCTTGACTTGGCTGGGTGTGCCTGAAGCAGAAATAGAACGTGCAAATTTGGAAAGCATGCGACATCGTAGTATCAATGGCATACTGCAAGAACGTAGACAAACATTTGATACACTAGCTGGCATCTCTTTTCCAGAATTTGAACTGCCTGCATTTTCAGAAGTGTGTACACCCAAACATACAGAAGCATGGCAATACCTTAGAAATAGATCAGCACCTGTAGACTATCCTTTCATGGTACGTGGCGATGATTCTATACCAACACCGGTACCAAGACCTTATGTGATTGTGCCATTCACCTACAACAATTCGGTAGTAGGATACACACAAAGATTTTTAGATACTCGTACACCCAAGTATATTAATCAAACACCGTCCGGGTATGTGTTTGGTACAGATCTACAACATGACACCTGGACTCATGTGTTAGTAACAGAAGGTATATTTGACGCACTTGCTATCAGTGGCCTGGCTGTGATGCACAATACCATAAGCGATACTCAAGCAAGACTCATACGCAGTCTGGGCAAAGAGGTAACTGTTGTGCCGGACCAAGATGCCGCAGGCATGGAATTGGTAGACCGTGCCGTGGAACTAAACTGGGCAGTGAGCATGCCCGAGTGGCCCAAAGGTTGTAAAGATGTAAATGATGCAGTGATAAAATTGGGGCGACTAGGCACCTTGCTAACTGTCATGTCCTCAAGAGAAACCAGTAAGATAAAAATTGAAATAAGAAAAAAACAACTAAACAAAAAAATTCAAGGATTGAAAAATTGATTCCGCATAAATTTACACATCTGCGTCGACTAAAACAAGTACCTCAATTGGTATCATTAACAACACAACAATGGATTTATCGAGGAATTTCATGTTATTTTTCAAAACAAAATCAATTTGATTTGCTAGAATTTAATAATGAGTTGAATGATTTTGTAGTAAAAGATTACAATACCTTTGACACACTTCAAGGTGGTCGGTATAACGAATCCAGTTACAAATATAAATTTTATGGACAATTGATGGAAGGGCACATTGACTATTGGTTCCCTTTAGATACTGTTAATGATTGTGTAGTGTTTGCAGGATATCAAAATTGTATTAAGTACCCTAATAACGTTCTTAGCCTGGGATTTGATTATTTTGATTTTTATGTGCATGAAGTTTTTTCTAATCCCATGTTCTATAACGAAATTAATACAACCTCAATACAACATGCAGAATATGACATTGTGATACCAGCTGGCACCTTGCGAGATCATCGACGAGAATTTTTAAAATGCATGGCTGACAATCGTGAAAACTTGAGCATAATAACCGACAGCGCACAAAATGTATTGTCAACTGATTTAAGATTTGATTCCTTGGGCATGGAAATGTATCTAAACAAAACCGGTATTGATCAACTCAAATTTCAAGTACATAAATCATATGAAAGTTTTTACGAGCTAAAACACATGGCCTTAATGCAATTGCCACATAAAAAAATGCATGCTCAAGCCCGAGTAAATGTGGCTCTTGAGACCACAGTCTATGACACTGAGTATCCATACTTGACAGAAAAAACGTATAAAATTCTAGCGAACAATAGACCCTTTGTGATCCTGGGTGATCGTGGACTGTTATTAAAACTAAAACAAAAAGGGTTCCAAACATTTGATAACTATTGTGATGAATCATATGATCAAGAAACTGACTTGGCAACTAAAATTACCAAGTCAATACAAGCGATTCATCAACTGGTAGCGGCATGCAAGTCGCACCCTGATGAGATTGATGCAATTTGTCAATTTAATCAGAAACACTATTTTGAAACTCAACGTCTGCACAATGAACTGGCAGATTTTGGGCAATTATGTTTAGAAAATATTTTTAAAGGACAATGACTTGTTAAAAGATTACGGACTTGAAGTCCAACGATTATTCCTAGAGATGATGTTAGAGGATGCGGCCAGTTATGTGCGTGTTCAAAACATCTACAACCCTGCAAACTTTGATCGCAGTCTTAGACCTGCGGCCGAGTTTATCAAGGAACACAGTGATAAGCACAAGACCATGCCTGACAGGACACAGATTTCGGCCACAACTGGGATCAAACTTGCACCTGTGCCTGAACTAAACGAAGGACACTATGATTGGTTCATGCAGGAGTTTGAAGGCTTTACCAAACGACAAGAACTTGAACGTGCAATTTTAAAGAGTGCAGACTTGTTGGAAAAGGGTGAGTTTGAACCTGTGGAAAAACTGATCAAAGATGCTGTACAGATATCATTGACCAAGGACATGGGCACGGATTACTTTGCAGATCCTGCAGGTCGTATCAACAAGTATTTCAATTCAGGTGGGCAAGTATCCACAGGTTGGCCACAACTGGATAGATTGCTGTATGGCGGATTCAGTCGCGGTGAACTAAACATCTTTGCCGGCGGATCCGGATCGGGCAAGAGTCTTGTGATGATGAACATTGCACTCAACTGGTTACAGCAAGGACTTTCGGGTGTTTATGTCACACTAGAACTGAGTGAAGAACTCACAAGTTTGCGAACAGATGCTATGTTAACAAACATGAGTACTAAAGAGATACGCAAAGACATTGACACAACAGAACTCAAAGTCAAACTTGTGGCTAAAAAGTCTGGACAATACCGTGTTAAAGGTTTGCCAGCACAAAGCAACATCAACGACATTAGAAGTTATATCAAAGAAGTACAGATACAAACCAATATCCGAGTGGACTTTATCATGGTAGACTATCTGGACTTGTTGATGCCGGTCAGTGCCAAGGTCAGCCCCAACGACTTGTTTGTTAAAGACAAGTATGTGAGTGAAGAACTCCGTAACTTGGCCAAAGAACTGGGTGTGTTAATGGTAACTGCAAGTCAGTTGAATCGTAGTGCGGTGGAAGAAATTGAATTTGATCACAGTCATATTAGTGGTGGTATCTCTAAGATCAATACTGCTGACAACGTGTTTGGTATTTTTACAAGCAGACACATGAAAGAAAAGGGCAAGTATCAAATTCAATGTATGAAGAGTCGCAGTTCAACCGGCGTTGGCCAAAAAATTGATTTAGAATACAATATTGAAACCATGCGTATTACAGATGCAGGCGGTGAAGAAAACGGTTATAACAAGCCCACAATGAACATCATGGATTCAATCAAGGCACGTAGTCAAGTTCGAGCAGACGAGGATGGTGTTGTGGATGAGAACACTCCTGTGAAGTGGAAACGACCCGAAGGTATCAGTGCCTGGGAAAAACCCCCACAAGAAACTGGCAAGGTGTCAGCAGATGTGCAAAGTGCCAAACTCAAACAACTGCTGGGTCAAATCAAGTCTTCATGAAATTAATTTGCTTTCCACACTACACCTGCGGGGGACTATTGTGCGATATTTTAAACAACACATTTAGTCCAATAGGCACACATGGTGGTATAGACAGTATTGCACATTCAATTGGTAAAATCGGTGATACTGATACAGTAAACACAACTTTTGATCCGCTTGTATTAAAAAATAAATTATCTGCAATAGATACTGATCTATGGGCAGGAACACATTGTTGGCCTGGCAACATGCAACCACTAGATCAATTTGAACAGATATTGACAATTACTACTGCCACATGGAAAAGCAAGTTGTATAGATGGACACGCTCGTACCATCACTATTATGCATCTCGATGGTCAAATTTAAGCAACATGTCTTTGACTGATAAAATGAGAGAAACTGCAAAAAATTATCATGTGGCATTTGAGCCAGTAATTGCAAGCAATGTTGTTAATATAGAATTTGCTGATATTGTGGAAAACACACACGAATTTAAATATATTGTAAAAAATTACTCAGTTGATCAGCACATGGATAGATGGCGCACCGTAAATAATTTTTTGTATGCTGACATATGGAATCTTGCATCAACTCATGCGTTCCATCAAGCAGAAGTAGAAATTAATTTACAAAGATATTATCGATATGATCAAGCAACCGCACCCTTGATCACAGCATAGCGTATGACCAAAGCTTCAGCAAGACCACCGGCTGTGTTGTTTCTAACATACACAGTGGCGTTACCAGCGGCACACGATGCGTTGAGCGTGTACGAACCCAGGGTACCGCCACTTTGATGTTGCATCAACAACAAATCATTTGCACCAATGGTGCTATTGGTGAATACAAAACTCACTATGGTGGCAGCAGCCAGGTTGTTGTTATTGGTAGTGATCTCTCCAGACTGTTTGTTGAGTGTTACTGCGGCTGCTTTGCCACCTCCGCCACTTTGTGTCACTGTGCCACCAGTTCCGGTGGTGTAGCCCACTCCGCCCGTGCCACCTGTGATTAGGACATTACCTGCACTGGTAAAAACGTTGCCCGGGAATGTTGTAAGGTTGGCTGTGACGTTGGCACTCAGTGTTTTTGTAACCGCCCCAATTGGACTTGTATAAAATTTTAATGCACTACCTGCCGCGACAGTGGTATAATTTTCCATGGCCACAAAGTCAATACCTAGTGTTCCAATATTACCTGTGGCCAAAATATAATTAGAAGCATTGCCGTAACCTGACCCGGTAATTCTTCCCAGGATATCACCTGATTGTACTGCTGTGGGGGCCGCCGCCGTGCCTCTAGCCAAGCGTAACACCATGGATGATTGAATTGCATTACCGGTACCAAATGTATCAAAAGTTGATCTAGTGGCCACGCCATCGTTACCAGTGACATGAAACATACTGCCTGCATTGTAAATGGGTTGGTATGATCCATCACTACTGCCCACAATGTTTAGAGCACCGCCTGTGTTGGCTGCCACAACAGGAGCATTTACTGTTACAAATCCTGTGCTGAGAGCACTGAATGCCAAGTTACCAGCGGTGGTATAAGTTTTTAAATTGCCGGCCACGTTCAAGTTGGCACCAATGCCCACGCCACCTGCTACCACCAACGCACCTGTTGATGTTGATGTTGATGTTGTGGTGTTGGCAATGTTTACTGAACTGTAGAACACATTTCTGGGACGATCATAATCGATGATTTGTATAGTAGTACCACCATCAAATGTGGTAAACGCATATTTGTAAGATCCTGTGGCATAAAATGAGATTACTCCGCCACTGTATCCTGCCAATCCTAGCAGTCCTAATGTCACAGATGCGGGCAAAGTCATGGTATAAGCAGTATTGGTTACTACTACTTCAATAGTAAGTTGTCCATAGGATCCTGACGCAGGCCAATTACTGAACGCCAAACTAATGTTGTTTGTGGGTGCAATAATTTGATATTGTGCGGCACTGTAATCTAGTGTGATTGTGCCTGCGGTGGCCGTTTGGGTTAACGCGGTGTAACTCACGTCATTTAATTTCACAGCGTAGATCAAATTGTCGCTCATGTTGTTGTCGAGTGTGGTACCTGACAATGCGGCTTTGAAAACACTGTTATTTTCAAGATCAGTGATCTCGGTGGCCGCCGCTGAAAAATTGGTTTTAATATTGGTGAAATTGTCTCTAAAGCCCTGAGTATTATTGGGCTGACCTGCAACGGGGTAGGTGCCGTCTATGTTGTTGGGGTTAATTTGACTTGTCATGAATATTCCTGTATAGTAGATATTTATTAGAATTTAAAAAGCACTAAATAATCCAAAGGCCATATTGAATGCAGAAAAAGACCCGAAGTATTCTAGAAGAACTAGACACGTTGTATGTAGAGCGTGATCGCCGTTTGATAATCGAAACTCGAGCTGACAGCATTATTGCCGGGGCCATTAGATTGATTGAACAGATTGAAACTGAATTTGGTGCCGAACAAGCTGAAAATCTCACCCGTAAACTGCTCAATGCCATAAGAACAAAAGACGCTGGAAAGTTTTCCAGATCGGTCAGGAGAACCAATGCAGATTCATGAAGTGACTTGCCGCCAATTAAATGAACTCACCACAAGTGGTAGCCCGCCAACTTTTGATTATAAAACCGCCGCAAGCATGGCTGGAGTCAAGCCAACTGCCGCAGCCACTGCCGCACCAGCCGCAACTGGATCTAGTCCTAGCAAATCAGCAATACCAGGAGCAATAGGTGCCATGGGATCAACAATAGGATCAACACTAACCAAAGGGCTCATGAACAAAGCATTTGCTGGAACTGGATTTACTGCTCCTACTGCAACTCCAGCAAGCGGTGACCGTAATGCCGCCGCAAGTGATTTTGCTAGACAGCATGCACCAGCATTGGCCAAACAAAGCGCAGTAGGTTGGGCCCAATTGGTAGCCAGCACAGTGGCAGATTTAAACAAATCTGGAACACCGGTAACAAGTATAGCACAGGCTGATGCAGGCGAGCAGGCAAGATTAAAAACAAAATTAGTAGCAATAGTTAATCAAATGATTGGCACACCCGATTATACCAAAATAGCACATGGACTCGGTACTGATCCTGCAGTGATTTCACAAGGATCAGAAGTTGCACAGAATATAGAAAACAATATTGAAAAAATTTATCAAGCCACAATTACTAGTAAACCTGGCACAGATCTAAATAGTTTGTTCTTGCCATTGGTGCAGGATGGTGTACTCCCTGCTCAACAGTTATTACAATTTAATGGACAAGGTACTGCTACTGCTGGTAGAGTTGCCACAGGAATTAGTCCACAAACCAAGACACTTGCAACCAATGCAGGCATAGCAGACATAGCAAAATTACAAAATGCTGTGCAAAAAGCCGGCATTAAAGATCTAAACGATCCTCGACTTAAAGAAATGCTTGGACTAAAGCCATGATAAATCTCAACGAAGGCGGAAACGTATTTAAAAATGCAGATGGTACACCAGTAACACAGCGTATCAACCGGTCTGACATTCCAGGCACAGTGGCCTGGTTGGAAATGATCACTGGACTTGATCTCACTCTAGAAAAAGACACACAAGGTGTGCCACACAAGTGGTTGGGTTCCACAGGTCGCAAAGCTGATTCAGGGGACATGGATCTTGCTGTGGATGCAAACGAAATAACCAAGCCCGAACTCAAAGGCATATTAGATGCCTGGGCCACAAAAAACAAACAAGATCCCAAACAGTGGGTGCGACTCACTGGCGAAGCAGTGCATTTTAAAACTCCCATACAGGGAGACCCCAAACGTGGTTATGTGCAAACAGACTTTATGTTCATGCCTGACATGAACTGGGGCACATTCTGGTTGGGTGGAGTTTCAGATTCCTCCTACAAAGGCATGTACCGCAATGTGCTGATGTCAAGTATTGCTAAATCTCTAGGACTCAAAGCGTCGGCCAAAGGTATTATCAGTCGCCAGACAGAAAAACCAATCACAATGGATCCTGATCAAGCCGCAGGCTTGTTGCTGGGACCAAACTACAATCGTAGCCAACTGAGTTCAGTGGAAAACATCTACAAAGCCTTGGCCATGGATCCCGAACGTGACGCCAAACTTGCAGACTTCCGTGAATATTTGTCCAAAGCTGGCATACAAGAGCCTGACATGACCATGTCCGAAAGTGAAGTGGGTTGGTTGGCTCGACTACGTGATCGTATTGTAAATCAAGGCATGTATGCCCTAGTAGAAGCAGAGCAACCCGGAGTGGGTGGCCGAGCCAAGGGCATTGAACACCTGGAAGATCTGGTGTTCCGTCATGGCACACAAGGCATTAGAGATGCATTGGCAATTGTACAACACTCCACACAACAACCATCAACTGTGACTGCCAAATGGGATGGTAAACCTGCTGTGATATTTGGACGCAAACCTACCACAGGCGAGTTTGTGTTAACTGATGGATCTGGATTTGAAGCCAAGGGCTATGATGGTCTTGCCACCAGTCCAAGAATGATGGCACAAATTCAAAGCACCAGAAGCGGTGATAGAACTGAATTGATTCAAATCTACACAACATTATTTCCCATGTTGGAAGCCGCATTGCCTCCCAATTTTAGGGGCTATGTCAAAGGCGACTTGTTGTATATGGACACACCTCCTTTAATTGCCGGCAACTATGTGTTCCGTCCCAACACGGTGGAATACAAGATACCTGCTAAATCAGCATTAGGCCAACGCATTGGCAACAGCACAGTTGGCATTGCCATACACTCAATGTATGCTGATCAGGGTGATGAACGTCAGCCACTTAGCGGAGTAAGATTCAACGAAGTTCCTGGACTGTTGTTGGAAAAGCCAGCCAGCCCCCGGCAATTGCAATCAGAAACCAACGCTGAAAAACAACTCAAACAACTGATCAAAACAGATGGCAAAAACATTGATACCTTGTTCAACCCTGCTGAATTACGTGCCCACAAGATTACAGATCTAGCAAAACTGTGTGTGGACTATATCAACACCAAGGTAGGCACACCCTTAAACAAACAAACACTATTGCCTGAATTTGGCGAGTGGTTACAGACTCGGGTAACACCACAAAAGTTCCGTAACATTGTGGAATACTTGAACAGCCCCACTTCAAACACCCCTGCACTAGCGGCTGCATTTACAGCATTTATACTATTGCATGACCTTAAAATGCACCTGTTACAGCAAGCAGATACCGAACACCCTGGGCAAGAAGGCTGGGTTATGGCCACCCCTGTAGGCTATGCAAAAGCGGTAAATAGATTTGATCCCAACGCATTTGCTGCGCAAAATAGACAGAGAAACAATCCGCAACCGGCGTAATTTTTCCAAACTGACTAAATAAAAGCAGGTCCTCCGAGATCAATTAACTTTAAAGGAAATTAAAATGGCAACATTTACGAAAACAAATGGTACGACGCAACCGGTATTTGCGTCAGACGTAGCAAACGGTTCCATCGCTGGAACAGCCAACGCTGCCGCACAGGGTTCTGTGCAAGTAGCAGGTCCAAAACTGGACTTCTACACATTGATCGCTAACACAGCATTGACCACTACTACTGGTGCAGTTGCTAACGTTAACGGCTTTATTAACCAATCTATGCAAGGTATCCAATCAGTTGGCACAGTTGCAATGTATCAGATCAGTCCCTTGTCTAGTGCAAACGCATTGGCCGTGGCGATTTATCCAAGTGGTTCTTATGCCAACGCCGCTACATTCTTGACAGCGGCCAATATTGCGTTCACTGGTTACCAGTGGAGTGCTTCATACGCTAACGCATTGTTCTATACAGGCGCTATCAACGTTTAATCAACTACTGATTAATCAACCAACCCCGGACGTAAAAAATCCGGGGTTTCTTTTTGGCATTAAATACTCATAGAATGAAGATATCATGTCGCACCCTTTTTGATTGCAGTAGAACCGGAGTTACTGGACATTATCGTTCAAGTGAAATTCCATTTGTGGATGCTGTGGGGCAACCCGTAAACAATCAAGCAGATTGGAATAGATCACGAAACCAACAAAGAAATTTAGAAACCCTGCTACAAATTATTGGCTTGCGAACACAACCACAAAACATAAGCAATCCTGTGTGCCAAAACAACACATGGGAATTTGAATTTGAGTGTGAGTCTGAAGGAGTGTATGAAATACACGGCAATGCTGATCCCTTGGCCGGACTCAGTATTGATTGTGAAGGTGTGCCCATGATGTTGAATCTTCAAGAACATCCCAGTCTTGCCCCAACTATTACTACTATAGGTACCGACCAAAACATTTGGTTCTCCGCGGTAAATAAAGCACTGGAGTAACCATGTCTGACACCACTGATATTGAAAAGAAAAGTCTCGAAGCTCACGTTGAATTGTGTGCTGAAAGATATCGTTTGCTAGAAACCAAGATGGAATCAGTGGAAGAAAAAGTCATGGTATTGCACGGTGTAATTGCTGAATTACGCAACATGGTGCAAACAATGGCAACCAAAAGAAATGATCAAATCGTAAACTGGGGTGTGGGAATTATCACAGTATTAGTCGGAACAATAGGTTGGTTGGCTAGCCATTATTTTAAAATATGACCCGTGACCAAAAATTAGAACAGTGGGCCGAACGTGAACTAGCTCGTAGTATTGGCGACATGCTAATCAGCGATGAGCAAGGCGGCATCATAGCATTTGGCAAGTACTATATCCAGCCTGACAAAACTGGCTGTGCAGTCAACACCTGGGATAGACACATACATAATTTTAGCACCAAACGCACAGCAATGGCTTGGTGCACTTTTGACCGGCACCAACAATATAATTCAGCCAACACATTATTGGTGTTGGATCGTAAAAAACAAGCATTAGCGGCGGATATATACTGCCGCAAAACACTGGGCGAACGTGGGTCGCATGAATCATTTTATGAAATAATAAACATGAAAATACAACCCAAAATAGACCAATATAATTCAGTTAACAATGAATTAGAAAAATGTGTAAATCGAGCTAAATATATACAAATTAGAGGATTCAATAATGAAACTGCAAGAACTAGCGGCTCCCAAGCCAAGTAAACAAATCTCCAAAGTATTCGAGAGTTACTTTGAATCACGTATCCGTTTTGACCAATTGACACGGAAGCAAACACAAGCCATGTTGCAAAAGGTACAGGGCGTGTTGCGCGAACATCGTGGTACAACTGCACGTCACCACAGCGAAAAGAATCCCAAGTACCTGCAATTGGTCATGATGGAACAAGCATTATCCAGCAGACTTAAAGAAGCCGCTCTGCCCTTGCCCGGACAACCACCTGCTCCTGGTGCCGCTCCTGCACCCGGTGCCGCTGTTGCTGGTGGATCACCTGCTGTGGCCGGTGCCGTTGCTAAAGATCCTAAATTGGCTGCCGCACTCAAGAAAACACAAAGTGGTCAAACATTAAATCCTGAAGAACAAAAATTAGTAGCCGGTGCCGCAATGATGCAAGCCGAAAGCCGTTTGCGTCGTGCAATGCATAGACTCAACGAATCAGAAGTACAACAAGCTCAAGTGGTGTTGGCCGCACAAGACATGGTTGACAAAATGCAAGGCATGTTGGAAGACGTTACAGAATTACAGTTTAAAGAATTGCCTGCCTTGGTCGATTCAATCAAGAATCAAGTGGGCATGGAACAAGCACAACAATTCAATGCAGATGCCACAGCCGCTCTTGCTGGCTTGGTTGGCAATTTGCAAGGTGCCAAACAACAACTTGACGCCGCACTTGGTGTGGTAACAGGTCAAACTCCTCCTGCCGCTGCCGCTGGTGCAATGGGTGCAGATATCGCAGCCGGTGCCGCTGACATGAGTGCCGCAGATGCTGACCTGGCAGCTGCCGGAGACATGGGTGCTGACTTAGATGCTGAATTGCCACCTGAGCCAGGAATGGAACCACCCGCAGCCGCATTGGGTCGTGGCCGCAGATAATGAAAATCTTCGAAGTTGATGCTGGCATGGCACCAACTCCCGATCCAGCACAACTGGCAGGGTTGGTACAGTTCCTTAATGGTCGTGCTGATAATACCAGTGCTCGAAAAGAAATTAGTCAACAGGCTTTTATCAAGTTGGCCAATGATCTAGATATCAACATCACTCCTGAAAATCTAGCAGACGTTGTGAGTCAACCGCCACTCAGCAATTTGCTAGAACCCATGGATCCAAACACAGGTGTATTAACATTCAAAGGTGCTGGTACACCTAACGTCTCTATGCCGGTAAATCGAGCACAAGATGTAGTGGCCGCGGCAGCCAAATCTGCAGCCTCCAAAGACCGCGGAGTATAAGTATTTTTTTAAAGAGAATACTTTGACTTATCTAAACCCCGACCTAGAACTGGTAAAATGTGCAGATACATTGTATAATGTTAAAAACATTTTTACTGATGACGCCCTAGCATATTTAGAATCACACTATTTTTATCCTTATACCTGGCAATTTGATCAAACCAGCGGAAGAAGAATGGTGCATCCTCTAAATCAAAATTATGATGATAACATAGTGATGACATTTGTGCAAGAATTTAAACAATTTTTGCTAGAACGATTTGATCAAAAATATGAAACTCAAGAAACTAAGTTATTTTTTGATACTAGAGGGTACAAAACTTCTTCGCATTTTGATCATCCCAACATAGGATTAATGATGCAAATTTATTTGCAAGCAGAATGTATTGGCGCACCGGGCACAAGTTTTCATCTTGAAAGAATTTACAATATAAAAAATATAAGAAATCAGGGGTATATAAATTTCAATACTGATGCCAAAATACACGAGAGTTATTATTTGCCTGATGGTGTTAGGCGCAGTTTTGCTATGAGCATGTCACTGGTCAGTTGAGATAAAACCAAATACTTCTTTTGACTGTGTTTTCGGGAATACGATCTGAAAATCCCCATGCTCGTGTGGTTGGACGATTTTGAATTACCAGCAGTTGATTGCGTTGAAAATTAAAATCAGTATACTGGTTGGGAGCGATTGCTTTTTGTTGAAATTGTTCATGCCCAACATAATTCAATTCAATATCACCGGTATTCATGACACGAAGTTTAACTGGTTTAAAATCATCTAAACTAAAAACACATACAGATCCGATATTGGGATGGGATTTATGGTAACTAAAATGGCTGTGGGGTAATTCGTATCCTAGAAAAATTTGTTGGATAGAATAAGTGCTAAAGATTGAATTCAATGCAGAGTCAAAATAATCTTGCCAAATGTTCTGGTGTTCGGGCGAACTGAATAATCGTTTTGGATATTGTTGTTCAAAATTCATAACAGTATTTTCAGTATGCGAAATCAAAGATGCCATGGCCACTGGATCAAAAATATCACTGATTTGTAATATTCCAGAATCTAAAAAGGATTGAGTTTTCATAATATACATATTTATCGAACAAGTTCTCAGTGTCAACTAAAGGTTGACACGAAACGTTAAATATAGTATACTACTACAACAAGGAGTTGCTATGAAAAAGTTATTAATCGCAATGTTAATTCTAGCCAGCACCGGTGCAATGGCACAACACCGTCATCAGGGCGGCTATAGAGGCAACTGGATTGCCCCGGCCATAATTGGTGGAGTTATTGGTTACGGATTAACCCGTAACTACTACGAGCCTTACTATGTGCCTGCTCCTCCTGTGTACTATGCTCCACCTATTGTGATGCAACCACCTTACCCCAATCAAACATCAACTTGCACAGCATGGAACGAAATCCAAACACCCGACGGTAGAACATACCGAGAAAGAACATGTACACAATAATTTTGTAATAGACTAAATAATAGAACACAACGAAAGTTCTATTATGTTAGAAAAAATTTGCGAATATTGTAATATAACATTTATATTGCCTAACCTGCATAAGAAAAATATTAACAGAAGATTTTGCGGTCCTATATGTTCAAGACGTTGGGCTGCAAATAATCGATCTGACACTTGGAAACAAAAAGCGTCGCTAGCCAAGCAGGGAGAAAACAATCCTATGTTTAATATTAGTCAGACTAATCCAAATAGTTTAGCTAATTTAAATAGAAAAGGGCTAACTGGTAAAAGGCAAACTGAGGAATCTAATAGAAAACGTTCAATAGCACTAACGGGTAAGGAAGTAAAACCCGAATCTATTAGAAAAATGATTCAAACTAAGATAGATAAAGGTATTTTTTGGAAACCAGATGATCCTGAATATATTGAATTTAAAAAATACCGCAGAAAAGTTTATTACTGGACTAGTAAAAACGATTTAACACAGTTAAGTCATCATGAAAAAAGAAGTAGAATTGGCTACCACCTAGACCATAAGTATAGTATAACAGAGGGATTTAAAAATAAAGTTCCTCCTAAAGTCATTGGAAGTGTTTACAATTTGGAATTTATTCCGTATAATGTAAATATCAGTAAAGGAACAAAGTGTTCCATTAAATTAGAGGAATTATATGTCTTATTCAGCTGCCGTAATCGATCATTATGAAAATCCACGAAATGCAGGCTCGTTTGCCAAAGGCGACGACAACGTTGGAACTGGACTCGTGGGGGCACCGGCGTGCGGTGATCTTATGAAACTACAAATCAAGGTAATAGATGGCATCATCACAGACGCAAAATTTAAAACATACGGATGCGGTTCGGCGATTGCAAGCAGTTCTTTGGTCACTGAATGGGTCAAGGGCAAAACGCTGGACCAGGCATCAAGCCTCAAGAATTCACAAATTGCTGAAGAACTCAGCCTTCCTCCGGTCAAGATACATTGTTCGATACTCGCTGAGGACGCTATCAAAGCCGCGGTAGAGGACTATCGAAAGAAGCATGATTAAAAGTACAAAATTAAATTGGGACTACTCTCAATTTATCAATGCAGATTATTCTGTGCATTCAGGCAGTTGTGTCAAACACCAAGTACACGAGCTGACAGACATACATGAACAGTTTGGTGGATTTCCCAAGAGCTATTGTTTAGAAAATACATTAATTCACCAATTATGGTGGACGGCTGATCAAGTTGACTATACAGAATTGGGGCATCAACTTGATATGGAAGTGATCACAGTGAGCAGTATCTTACAACCACCAGGTTGCGTTGTGCCATATCATAGAGATACATTTTATCAAATCAATCAACACTATCCTAACCGCAAAGAATTAAAAGTTCGTGCCAACATGTATTTGCAAGATTATCGACTGGGACACATGATACAGTATGTTGACCATGATCAGATCCACACCAGCGTTGATTGGTCAGCCGGTGATGGATTTGTTTGGGACAGTGAGATATTGCATTTGAGCGCCAACGCTGGCATGCAAAACAAATATACACTACAAGTTTCTGGTTTTCTAATAGAATGATTTCTTTAACTGATACAGCACGAAACAAAATACAAAAATTAGTGTCGGTCAAAGGATACGCTGGTATTCGCATTGGAGTCAAAACTACTGGTTGCTCGGGACTGGCTTATGTGTTAGAATACATTAAAGAATACACCGCAGATCCCAGTACCATAAACTATGCACAAGATGCATTTGCAATTGTAGTTGATAAAAAACATGATGTCTATTTAAAAAACATGACAGTAGATTATGTGCGTAAAGGATTAAATGAGGGATTTGAATTTAGTAATCCAAACGAAAGAGACCGCTGTGGTTGTGGGGAAAGTTTTAGGGTATGATCGTTATAATTGGCGATAGTTGGGGAGTAGGCGAATGGGGTACAGAGGGAGATCGAGGGATGGCACTTGCTGGTCCCGGCATTGCTCAACTGCTTAATTACAATTTTGATGTAGTAAATCTTTCCAAAGGTGGTGGGTCTAATCTGCAGGGACTGACTCTTCTTGAAGAATTTTTATCTAGATTTTGTCCCGACAATAGAGATGAATTTTATTGGATTGTGACCGAACCCATGCGTGATATTGCAATTACTGATTTACTAAATGTTACCGGCATCAAAACACACACAATGACGGTATTAACAGATTCATTTTCAAAAGTAAATTACTTGGCAAAACAGTGCAATATCAAAATTAATTTAATTGGCGGCTGGTGTGACATAGATCCTGCCTGGGTTGATGATTTTTCAAACCTCAAAGTTGTTGTTTCTAGCTGGGGTAGCATAGTGCATAAAAATTATCCCGGATCTATTTTTGGTGACATGAATTTAGAAAAACTTGGAACTGAATTAAAAACACGTAATTCTAGCCTCATGGCAGAATGGCTTGATATTGTTGATCAAGTTAATTCAAAAATTGAAACATGGAAAAAATTTGGTTGGAAATCACATCATCCAGATAGATATGCCCATCGAATTCTTAGAGATCGCTTGTATCCCGGATCCTCTGAATATTATTAAAGTGTAAAAATTGTACAATCCAAAATTTAATTATCAACCCATACCCAGGGTCACAATAGACGGTAAAAGATTCTATGCTACCCCTGATGGTAACCGGTTGCCCAGTGTGACCACAATCCTAGACAAGACTAAACCTCCAGAAAAAGTTGAAGCACTGAACCAATGGCGTCGTAGAGTGGGTGCAGAAAAAGCACAACAGATCACAACTGAGGCCGCCAATCGTGGCACGAGGATGCACACCTATCTTGAGCACTATGTCAAACATGGTGAAATCAAAGAACGTGGATCCAATCCGTTCTCATGGCCCAGTCATATCATGGCAGATACTGTGATCAAGCACGGACTTAAAAATGTAAGTGAATTTTGGGGCATTGAAGTACCACTGTACTTTCCCAAGATATACGCCGGAACCACAGATGGTGCAGGCATGCATCTAAATGAAGAATCAATACTGGATTACAAGCAAACAAACAAACCCAAAAAGCGTGAATGGATTGACGATTACTTTGTGCAACTGTGTGCCTATGCAGAAGCACACAACGAAGTGCATGGCACACAAATACGCAAGGGCGTGATTTTGATGTGTGTCAAGCCCGATCTAGATGAGCAACACAACATAGTTGGCACGCCACAGTACCAAGAATTTGTGCTGGAAGGTGCAGAATTTGATCATTATCGGGACCTGTGGTGGAAAAAGGTCGAACAGTACTACATGCTAAATATGTGATATCCTAAGGACAATCACTGTGGCAATTGTACAAATATCAAGAATTACTCAACGCAAAGGGCTGTTAGAAGATCTGCCCCAACCCCTGGCCGGCGCAGAACTAGGCTGGGCAACTGATACTCGCCAACTTTATATCGGCAATGGTGAATTAGTTGATGGCGCACCTGTTGTAGGCAATACCGAAGTGCTAACTGAATTTTCAGACATTTTAGCCTTTAATACTGGTTATGTTTACAAAGGCACAGCCGGCGGCTACACAGTACAAACTGGACTTGGTGGCGGAACAGTCAGTCAAAGCCTGCAATCAAGACTAGACAGTTATGCTGTGATAACAGATTTTGGTGCCACAGGTGATGGAGTCACTGATGTAACTGACATTATCAATAATGCTTTGAATCAAATGTATTGTCAAAACGTTAACCCACAAGTTCGTCGCAGTTTGTTTTTCCCTGCTGGAACTTACATCGTTAGCGACACATTGTTAATACCCCCATACTGTAAACTGTATGGTGAAGGTCCCGAAAGCACAATTATCTCTTTTTATGCGGCCACCTGGACCAATACTGTTTCCTATTCTTCGGGCGTGCTGGTACAAAATGGTGCAACATATTATAGAAGTCAATCGGCTGTGCCAATTGGTACTGCTATTTCGAATGTAACCTATTGGGTTGCTGAAACCTTGCCAAGTTATATTATTAGAACGGCTGACAGTTTACAACAAACAGGTGCCAACATTGGAACCAATGGGGCACTGCCACCAGGATTTTTTGAAATTTCAGGCATGAAATTGCAAACAAATCAAGCAACTCAAAGTGGTGCGTATGTTGAAGCCGCAACTGATTGTGCGTTTGACAGTGTGAATGTTGAAGGACCAATGACCACGGCAACATTGACTGCTTCCACCAATGCCACAGCATGTGTTGCCTGGAACAGTACTGGAAGTTATATTTGTAAAAACGTTGAATGGAACCATTGTACTTTTAGTGGTATGATTTGGGGAACCAACACTGAGGAGCAAATCGAAGGCGTTACATTTAGCAACTGCTATTTTGACACCTTGTATCAAGGTGTGTACTTAGGCAATACTGTGGCACCAGCTGTGGGACCTACTGGATTCCGTATTGTACAAAATCAATTTGACAATATCTATGTTGAAGGTATTGTCATAATCAATGTCAGTCTCAATGCGTCTGCTTACAACGTATTTTATGATGTGGGCAACCACTTTAATGGCACAACAAATCCAGCATCGTCAATCATTGATATCAATGCTATCAACAATATCAGTGTAGGTGATGCATTTGAACGCACTACTACCTATTCAAATACATTTCCCAGAATCAAACTCAACAATACCAACAGCATTGCGCTGGGCATGAATAACAGTTATATCACATTCTATCAAAACAATGTGGCCAATCTTACTTTTGCCAATCAACTGGCGCTGGGAACCTATCAACGTTCAGCTGGTATACAAGATAATTTAACTGTGTCTGGTAGTGCGCAGACCTTGTTTACTTTTGACGCAGACGATATCGCCGCGGTCAAGATTGATTACACTACCAAGACCGACAGCGATAATGCAGTTAGAACTGGCACATATATCATTGTGCGTAGCACATCTGATTCAACCGGCGCCCTGGCATCAAGTGACACAGGTGTGCAAAATTCTGCAACAGGCATCACTTTCAGTGTGAGTGAAGTCTCACCTACCAATGTGATAAGTTGGAAGTATACCACTACCAGCTCTGGCACCATTTATTACTCAGTAACAAAACTAGCTTGATGTGGCCTAGAACTTTTGCTGAAAGGCTAGAGAGCTGGACACAAATGAGAAATCGAGCCGTTGATTGTGACCCGGCCCATGCACTACACGCTATTAATCAATGGTGGTTTAGTGCACCTTGGAGAGCTTATCATTTGCACTGGGATGATAGAGCAAATTGGCCGGATCCTTGGCAATTATTGAGCGATAATATCTATTGCAGTCTTGCTCGCGGGCTGGGAATCATGTATACTATAACTATGCTAGATCGTGCGGATATGCAGGATGCGGTGTTGGCCGACACCGGCTCTGACAATTTAGTCCTAGTTGACAAAAAGAAATATATACTGAATTGGGATCAGGAACAAGTGTTAAATATCAACCTAGGGACTTTTAAATCCCAAAACAGCGTGACGCAAGAGCAAATAAAACAACAAATCGGGTAACAATGAAGCAAATTACAGTAGTCAAGCGAGATGGTACTCGCGAGCCACTAGCATTAGAAAAGTGGCAAACACAGATCGCCAAGGTCTGTGCAGGTATAGCAGATGTCAGTCAGAGCATGGTGGAGATCAAGGCCCAGGTGCATTTTTATGATGGAATCACCACAAAAGAAATTGACGGATTAACGTTACGAGCCATAGTGGACTTGATTGACGTGGAATCAAATCCTGATGTTGGGCACACCAACTATCAGTTTGTGGCCGGCAAGCAACGGCTATCAATGTTGCGTAAAGATGTATACGGGTCATATGAGCCCCCACATCTGTACGACATAGTTAAAACCAATGTGGCCACTGGCCTGTACACTCCAGAGTTACTAGAGTGGTATACAGAAGATGACTGGAACCGCATGAATGACATAATTGATCATGCCAAAGACGAGCAGTACTCATATGCCGCAGTAGAACAATTAATTGAAAAATATCTTGTCAAGAATAGATCAACGAAAGAAATATATGAAACTCCGCAGGTACGGTACATGGTGGCAGCGGCTACAGTATTCCATAAGGAAGAACCAAACACAGCTAGAATGCGTTATATCAAAGAATATTATACCGCGGCTAGTGATGGTTTGTTCACACTGGCTACTCCTGTGCTTGCTGGGCTTGGTACTCCTACTAAACAGTTCAGCTCTTGCGTCCTTATTAGAAGCGACGATGACCTCGATAGTATATTTGCCTCTGGGGAGATGATGGCCAAGTATGCCAGCAAACGTGCCGGCATTGGTTTAGAGATTGGTAGACTACGTCCCTTAGGTTCACCCATTCGCGGTGGAGAGATCATGCACACCGGCATGATACCTTTCTTGAAGAAGTGGTTTGGCGACTTACGCTCATGCTCACAAGGAGGTATTCGCAATGCAAGTGCAACGGTATTTTATCCTATTTGGCATCTTCAATTTGATGATCTTATTGTGCTTAAAAATAATCAGGGTACTGAAGAGACCCGTGTTAGGCACATGGACTACGGAGTTGTGTTGTCCGCCTTCTTCTGGAGACGATTTAAAAACAAAGAAAACATAACTTTCTTTGATCCCAACCAAGTTCCGGACCTGTACCAAGCATTTTATGCCAACACAGAACGTTTTGAAAAGCTCTACTGTGAATACGAAAAGAGAAAAGACTTACGTACCAAGGTCATGAGTGCAGAAGAAGTGTTCAAAGGCGGCATACTCAAAGAGCGTACCGACACCGGCCGCATCTATCTTGTGTACATTGACAATGTGCAAAACCAAGGCCCATTTGACACTGAACATCATACCATTTACCAGAGTAACCTTTGTATGGAAATTCTTTTGCCCACCAAGAGTTTTAAAAGATTAGACGATGCTGAGGGCCGAATTGCTTTGTGTACCTTGGGAAGCATCAACTGGGGTGCGTTCCGTAATCCA